CTGGATTGCTGTTACCATTTCATCTATTGTTATTCCTAATTCATCTGCAATCTCCCGCTGGCTTGGTAATCGCCCAAGCTGCTGCATTAGCATAGTTTGAACCTTGACGATTTTAATTATCTTTTCATGCAACGATGATGGTATGCGGATCATATTATCATTATTGGCAATAGCGCGATGAATTGCTTGTTTAATCCACCAATAAGCATAAGTTGTAAACCTATAGCCCCTACTGGGATCAAACATGTTAACAGCACGTGCTAGGCCTATATTGCCTTCCTGGATCAAATCCATCAGCATCATTGCTTTGCGTTGCCTGCCATCATATTTCTTAGCGATATTAACGACCAACTTAAGATTTGATTGGATGAACTTATCCCTAGCGCGTTGCCCTTGCCGTCGCTCCCGATCAGTGCAATCAGGTTGCTGCATCTTTATTACCTGCCGCCCAAGCTGGATCTCCTGCTCAGGTGACAGCAGCGGATAACGCGCAATCTCGCGTAAGTATTCTTTCAAGGATGAATCATTTTGGGACATGACTGGCGGTTGGTGATAGGTGACCATTGTAATGACCAACAACCGCATAGCTAGTTGCAGGTATGGCACTCATCTTGAAGAATACCATCTGCCCGATCTTAAGGCCAGGCCATATCGGTAGTCTTTGCAACTGGCGGCTGTTCTTTAGTTCAAGCGTTAAGGTGCTACCATGCCAACCGGGGTCAGCGTAACCAGCGTGCAAATTTTCGTAGCCTTCGCGTGCGCGGCTTGACTTAAGGAAAAACAAACCGGCAATATCTTCCGGCATGTTGAATGATTCCATCGTATCAGCCAAGATAAATTGCCCTGGCACCAACTCATAGGGTTGATCCCTGCTGCTTTTACTGATGTCAACTGGGATCATGTCATGGCTGGCCGCTGATTCAATCATGATGGTATTGCCGAGTCTTAAGTCAAGACTGGCGGGATTGATCAGCTCAGGCAGATGGTTTTCAACCATGCCTTGCTCAATCAACTGGGCAATCTGGAAGTCTGAAAGGATCATGGTTTGTCAAAAAGACGGTTTACATACCAGCGGGCTTTGGCAAGTGATTCCCTGCCGCCCTTATGATTCATGCGCCAGATGTATTTAATTGCGTTACCTTTGCAGTAACCAGCAAATTCCTCTGGCGTGAGCGCGGCTTCAATTGCATCGATGCACTCGATACCGCCTTGGCAGTAGTGCGGTGGCTGGTTGACCAAATCCATGTCAGATAACAGTGCGGGTCTGGTAGTTCGGATCCTCAGGATCAGGGCCGAAGCCGCTGGCCTCAGTTGCCGGCGCTGTTGGTATCGGCTGAGCAGATTTGACCTTGAGCCATTCGCGCAAGGCTTCACCCGTTGGTGTCTTGGCCGGCCATGCAATGAAACGCAACAACTCCTTGGTGTCGGTAAACAGCATCGAAACGTGGGGCCGCCAGGCCATGTAGCTGGTTCCGTTCCACCGATCGTGACGGCGCTCTACGCGCAAGCCGCCGGCGGTGAAGACATCCGGCGCCATCAGTAGCTGATGCTCACGGTTCCTATCCCATCAAGCGGCACGCCAAGGCGATAGGCAGCACCTGCTGATAGGTCGATGCTGTTGCAGTCGCAGCGGTCCCGGATAGGCACTACCAGCGAGCGCCCGCGATGGGTGACACGGACCAGGGTTCCGCATGGCAAGAAAGGATGAGCTGCGCTGATGCCCCAGTGCTGGTAGGCGCGGCCCGTGCAATAGTCAGGGCGGCCTGCATACCAGGGGTCATAGACCGTGGCAGTCACGGTGCGGGCCTGGGCCGGTGCAGCAAGCATGGCCAGCAGCAGCAGAAGCCTCCTCATGCCCACCTCCCCAGCAGGTAGCGGCGGCAGGTGGCGATGGCCTCGTGCGCTTGCTTTGGCGTCATGATTGAATTGATGTCATCCATGGCTTGGCACACGTCAGCATGGAGCTGTTCGTAGTCGGTGTCCCGGAAATTGGGGCCGAGATCTTGGCAAAACTCTTGCCAGAGACCGGTGTAAGTGCTGCATGTACGGCCACTTTTGGCGTACAGCGCATCCATCATAATGGCGCGTTGCTGGTCAAGTTGATGGGGTTTCATTGATGGTGTAAGTACGGGTGAGTTTTGACCATTGAAGCGTGTGGCCTTCGATTAGCGTTTCTGCTGTTTGCAGTGTGTACCATCGATGGCCGCAATCCAAACAATGACGGCGACGAATAAAATCACCGTCAATTGTTGGCTTGCGCAAGATTACTTCGTTGTATCTTGTTTTACACTTTGGGCATTCTGGGCATCGTGCAAGCATAAGACGTATTTAGCAAATGCCGTATGCGTCATTACTGCATGGGCGCCTGGGTTGAATGGATAGGATTGCTTCCACCATTCAATAAAGATAGATTCGTAGTCCATTAGAACGCATCGTGTGCCTCATCCATTTTAGGACGCGGCAGGAACTCAAACCGCGCAACTGACATGGAATGCTTACTGCGTTTTGTGCCGCTGTCTTTATCCATCCATTCATTACGGCGAATGTTGCCAGTAACAAATAGACTGTCGCCTTTCTTGAGCTTGTCATAAACAATCTCGGCGCTTTTACCCCAGATTTCTACATCAATCGCATTGTTGATGTAGTTACCATCTTTGTCCTTGCCTTCGGCAATACCACCGGCAAAGTTGACGACAACATTGCCACTGTCGAATGATTTCAGTTGTAGGTCGCTAATGATGCGAACAACACCGGAAGCATAAAGGCTCATGGATCAATCCTCAAAAAGGTCGGTGATGGCAGACTCGCGTTCCACCATTAGGGCTAGCAGTTGATCGTGTTGGTCTTGGGTGATGTCACCCGCAGCCAAACGAGCCGCCATCTTAGCTGGTATCGCAGCCAACTCATCCAACGTCTGAGCCTTTGATATGGCGGCCTTGCCGGCGGTAAACGTGGCGCTAGTGCCCTTGGGTGCAGCAGCAGGCAGAGCAGCCTTAGGGGCGGCCACAGGTGTCACTGTGACCTCTTCCGCCTGCTCCATTTCGTCGGTGGTGTAGACGCCTGACAGGTTGGCGGGGAATGCCTTACGCAGCGCCAGCGCTTCAGAGCATTTGGCGATCATCGCGGCTGGCATCTTGGACCATAGGCCTTGACCGGCGTTGTAATCCGCAAACCGCGCCACGCCAATAAACGCATGGCTGCTGCCTTTGCGGTAGATGATCGTCTTAGCGGCAGCAGGAGGCTTATCAGCAAGCCATACATCCTGCCATGCGCCATCAGCGCCACACCAGTACGTCTCGGAGCCATCAAGCTGGCCGGTGCGTTCAGCGATAGCACGCAGGCCATCAATGCCGGCTTGGATGGTCATCTTTCCGCCACGCTTGATGGCGTAGATCTGCTTGCTGAACGGATCTAAGCCAGTGCGTTGGCAGGCATAGGCAAAGAGCTTCAGTTCATCACCGCTGCAACCCGGTGCAATGGTGCTGCTGATCAGTTGCGTTTGTTCTGGTGTCCAGGTGGTTAGGTTGCTCATTAGAAATCATCTGGCGACAGGGCCAGCTCGGGTGTGTGTTGCGCCCAGCGTGGAAGGCTAAGCGTTTGGATCTGGTCGGTGTAACCGGGCCAGGCCTGAGCATCCTTGCAGTTAGCAATTGCTTGCAGGTTGCTTTGTTGCAATTGTTTACCAACTGCAACAGCATCAGCATCAAGCTCATACACGGCAACGGCATAGGGATAGGTTTTTTCTACCGCAAGGAAGATAAACCGATCTGCAATATGCGATTGCAAGTAATGCGCCTGCTGCACGTGGTAGCGATATTGCGCAACGGATCGCGCAAAAGAATCACCGCTGGCATCTGTTGTGGTCTTTAGGTCAACAATCGTTAACCCATTAATCCAATCCGGGCGGCACTTACACCGCAGGCCAGTAGCAGGATCATCCCACCAAACGCTCTGTTCGGCAAGGCCAACGCTTAGCAGTTCAGCGGCAACCGGATGGCTGCGCACTGATACGGCCATTGCCAGCGCTAGGTCCATATCGGATCCTGTTACTGCTTCAATGCCTTTTGCATCAAGCTCCAGCGCCATTTCTTTGCCTGCTTTGGTATTACGCGGCAGGCAGACGGCATAGCGCTTATGCAATTCCTCAGGCTCCAACACGGCGCAATGCACCAAGCTGCCAAGACGCATTGCAGCAGTAGGTTCTACCGGCTGGCGTTGCGGGTCAAGGTAACGGCTCCAGTAATGTTGCGGGCTTTTTGCAATAGCGTGCAGGTGACTGGCGCTAACTGCTGGGTCGGCGTGGTATTGCTCGTTAGATAGAGTCATCGCTGGCACGCTGCAATAATGCCAGCCTTGCAATCTGTTTCGGTCATTTGAGATAGTGTTTTATTTGTTGTGATGTAGAACAGACCAGTTGCAACAAAGATAAAGACGAGTGTTTTCATGGTAGTTAGTTTGGTTAGTTGAGGGTTGACACGCCTAGCCGAAGCACTCCGCACTGTTATCCCTCAGTTGTATCAGCCGAGTAGGTTGATGATGCTTAGCAATGCAATCAATCCAATTAGGATCACTTGCCGTTGCTGTAGCTGGTCGATCTTGGCCTGTTGGCTGTCGGTGATCTCCATGGCTGCCGTGATGATGTCGGCTTTGGTTGATGCTTGGGTGGTGTTCATTGCGGTTTGTGCGGTGCAGGTCTTGCCTGCGTCCCCATATCCTACAGGCACTGCTGCCAGTGTCAACCCATGCCAGTCGCATTTCGTAACAATCCCTCGGCATCGGCCACAGACCGCGCCACACCAGCGATCCCGCCTGCGGTCTCGACTGCTCCCAACCACTGCCGCTGCTCTGGTGTCAGGCGGCCAGTGGGCGTCTTGACCTCGATGCTGGTGAATACCGCCACCTGCTGACCGACCATATCGGCGGTGATCGTGCGCGTGGTCCAGCCGATCAGGTCGGCAGAGCCTTTGCATAGCCCGAAGCTGACCGGGCGACCATGCTGGTCTCGGAGTACGCCGGTGTTGTTGCGGAATAGCCGCGTGGCGCCAGTGCTGCACGCTAGGCGAATGTGTTGTTGGATGTGTTGCTCAGACATAGCTGCTCGACTACTGGCGGCAGCCTACTGCTGCCCCATTGCAGGCCCATGGCATCAGCAATGCCTTGATAGGTGCGGCTGCGATCCTTCCAACGATTAGGACCTGGCGGCATCCGATGCACCTTGGCTTCACGGCCTTCCACCACCTGCGTCGGCTTGAGTAATGGCAAGTTCTTGAGCCAAAGGCAAGTGGCTTTCACTTCACCATGGCCAAACTGCCACGGCTGGATGATCTGTTGGGGGGGGGGTAATGGCTGTACTGATGACGCTGACCGGGTTCTCGATGCACCAGCGGTCAATTGGCGCATCCATCAGGAGCCGAACAAAGTCCAGCGCCCCTGCTTGCTCGCGCTGCTTGCGGTGAAAATGCCTGCTGCCACTGACGGCTAGGTGGGTGCAAGGTGGATGGGCGATCATTAGATCCCAGCCATTGGCCAGCAGATTCTCAACAGGTGCCTGATAGTGCCAGCGTGGATCGCTTTCGCATTCCAGCAGGTCACAGCTCCATGCGTCATGGCCGTGGCGGCGAAAGGCATCGCGTACCCTGCCGCTGTATTCACATGCAACTAGCACACGCATTAGCCCACCCTCCTGGTCTGCCGTGCAGCCATTATGTGCTTTGCCCAGCCTGGTTTGTAGCCGCGTTGCCGTTCAAGGCGTAGCAGATCTTCCATGCTGCGGGCGCCGCCTACTTCAGCGCGTTTACGGCGCAGCTCAGCGGTGATCTCTACAAGCTCGCCGCCCGTCTCTGGCAATTCCCTAGCCTCAGTTGTAAACTCATGGCCGCATTCGCCGCATACTTGCGCTGTAGTTGCATTTGCAGCAAAGCACCTTGGGCACATGCGTACGCTTGGTGCTGCATCGCGTTTACGTTTGTCGCGGCCCTCTAGCGTCCAGTTGCGTTCCTCAGTCGGTAGGCCGTGGCGTTGTACGTTGCCGACATGATCCAAGATGATTGCCGCCGAGCCATCAGCCTTTGGTCTGAGGCACCTACCAACCTGCTGTAGGTACATCGTCACCGATGCCGTAGGCCGCAGCAGGATCGCTGCATTGATGCTTGGTACGTCAACGCCTTCGCTCAGCATTTCGCAGTAGGTGACCACCTTGATGATGCCTTTGGCTAAGTCGTCGAAGATCTGCTCTTGGTCATCATCACCGCAGCCGCCAGTGATCGCCCGTGCTGGGATGCCTGCTGCATTGAACCGCGCCGCCATCGCATCAGCAAACTCCACGCTTACGCAAGACACCAGCGCCGTACCTGGCGCCACGATCTTTAAGTAATGCTCAACCGCATCGCCATGGATCTTGGCCTGCTCTAATGCTGCTGCCGCCTCGCGCATGTCAAACTCACCGCGCACCTTACGCAGCTTGCTTGCATCCATCGTGGTAGGCGGACAAAAGATCCGCGCCTTAGCCAAGAACCCTTCATCCGTCAACCATTGCGGTGTAGGGCCGATCACCAGATCATCAAACACCTCGCCTAGGCCGCGGCCATCAAGTCGTTGCGGGCTGGCGGTCTTGCCGATCAGGTACGCATTAGGCCAATGCCCTACCACTTGACCCCATTGGTTATCGCGGGTCAAATGGTGCGCTTCGTCGATGATGATGAGATCAGGCGGCTGCAACTTATCCAGCCGCCGAACGACCGTCTGCACGCTGCCTACGGCAACACCATGGCCACGTTGGTGCCGGCCTGGCACGATCACGTCATGCTCAATGCCCCAACTGCCTACCGTACGGCTTAGCTGGTTGATGAGCCGCCGACGATGCGCCAGCAGCAGCACACGCCGACCCTTAGCAGACGCTGCGTGGATAATCGCGGCGATGACAACAGATTTACCAGCAGCCGTCGGCATTACGGCGCACACCCTACGGTGACGCCGCATTGACTGGCGAATCTGATCTAGGAGTTGGGTTTGGTAGGGGCGGAGGTTCATTGATATTGCATTCGGCCTTGACACCGTAGCCTTAGAGGCTACACTTGTCAAGCATCCCAGCCACGCCAATGCAGCTTTGCCGACCATTTAGCCTACGTCTCAGCCAAGACCTGCTGGCATGGCTGGATTCTTGGCGTGCTGATCGCATGTCACGTGGCACTGCTATACGCCTGCTTCTTCAAAAATCCATGGAGCTGCACCGCGATGGCATCCCGCCAGTTACTGACCGATGAAGGAAGTTGACTTTTCCGAGGCGCAGCGGTTCCTATCTCTACTAGGTAAACCGCCTGGCACCATCAGGCTGCGTGCTTTCTACCACGCCAAAAACCCTAAGAAGGCTGGTGATGCAGGCCGCAAAGGTGGCCCATCACGGTCAGCGATCGAGCAATGGCAGTCCGATGGCCGCGGCGTTTATGTCGTCATCAACGACGGCGGCGACACTGATGCCACTATTACCGCCTGTCGTGCCTTCTTCGTCGAATGGGATGACCGCCCCCGTAAGTGGCAATTAACTGCATGGAAGCAGCTTGGCTTACCGGAACCATCAATCCAAGTTGATACCGGCGGCAAATCGATTCATACCTACTGGCTTCTGACCGATCTGATCACGCCATCCCATTGGGCGATCGTCCAGCAGCGGTTGATTGATTTCTGCGATTCCGATCGCACCATCAAGAATCCATC